TTTAAGTTGTTCCCCTGACAACAGGCTAAAAACTTTCGTCATTAGATAAATAACCAACAACCCCAAATTGCCAAGCTCGTCTAGCTCTGCTTGCTGCAAGCATTTCCGCTTCTCCTGCCCATGCATGTACGACGTAACCGTGTTCTAACGCCCATGCCGGATTGTCTGTAATAAACCTATGGCAATTTCTACACAAGGCAAGACAGTTGTTTACATCGGTAATTGAACCGCCTCTTGCTCTGGTTTTAATTTCATGAACATCAGTAGCGTGATACGAACAAATTGGTTCCACGTTAGCTTCACACCTAGATGAACGAGAAAATACCGCCATACGAGTTTGATTTCTTTCGGAAGTTAAAGCTTTACGTTTTTTTGAAACTGGATTTATTCTTGACCGTTTCACGTCAAACCATCAGGTATCTCGGCAGAAGGCCATTTATCCGTCTTTTCAAAGATGTGTACGGCTGAATTAAGACACCGTTTGCAAAAGTGAGGGTGAGCCCCCCAATAGGATTCCCAACGCCGTACAACCCAAACTCCGCACCCATCGCAGACACCGGGCAGTAAGGTTCGGAACTCGTCAAAATGGTCTTCAATGTTGTGTAACAAAAATTGGTCTGGAGAAGGAATAATTGTAAGTTCATTCCATCCTCTCCTCCAATAAATGGAACGGTCAGTTTCTTGTAGTTCTTGAATAATCTCAACAAGCTCAGGTAGGGGTGCGTCTGGTGAATCCTCTTGTTTGAATGTTCCAACACCTTTTGCCATTCCTCCACGATAACTGATTACCGAGACCGAGGAGAACGCAGGGTTTTTCTTATCTCCGCAAGTGCTGCAATTCGGACTTCATCTGTAAATGTTGCTTCCTCTTTTTTACAATTAAGGTTCTTTATAGTTAGGGGTACCTGCATGTCCTCCCAAACTGTCTTAGATGTCCGCCCAACAGTTCCAAATGTCCGCCCAAAACCTTCTTTTGGTGGTGTAAATGCGTACACGGTACAACGACCTTTTCCTGCTGGTCTGACTACTCGGATGATGCCTAACTCGACTAATTCTTTTAGACATCTACGAACGTGGCGGACACTTAGTCCGGTCTTATTTGCTAAAAAATCTTGTGAGGGTCTAGCTTCTTGCCCATCATCATGTGCGTGGTCGGCTAACGCAATAGCTACATACTTAACACTTGGTTGTAACTCCAAACGCCAAATGTAATTCTGAACGAAAATACTCATTGTCACCCATCTTGTCAATCACTAGAAAATCTCAACTTACTATCGGAACGGTTAATAACGATACCTTTGGCTTGGCGTATCTCCCGACGCTCCTTTGCCGTAGTACCAGCCCAGTATCCATAGCCTTCATACTTCAACGCATAATCAAGGCATTGTTGATTTACTGGACATTGTTGACATAATGCAATAACGAATTCAGGGATAGGTAGCCTATCTCCTTCTTCATGAGCATAGAAGTGCTTTTTATCCGTCTTTCGGCAACTTGCTCTATTACGCCAATCGTCATTGTCCACTCGCTACTTTTTAGCTCTCCTAGTTGCTCTATTTATCGAAGTTACTTTTTCATCTGCTTGTTGGGCAATTATGTCTTCAATAATGGCGTATGCCTCCAATAAAGCTACTTGCACAAGTTGTTGGCGTGTCAAGTTATTAAGAGTTGTAGCAAGGTTCCCACCGTAAATCTGGTGAGCTTCTTCTGCGGAAATTTCAGCGTCACCTCTCCTTACAAGTAAGGCATCCATAACAGCATTTACCGTATCTCCCCAAATCTCTTTTGGCATTAGAACGCATACTCCTGTGTAGCTGGTGAACCGTTACTGATACTTGCTGCATTACGAGTAACCGTTACATGTGCAGAACTAAGACTTGCGCCAATGTCATCTGCCACGATTTCTACAACTGAACGTTTTTCACCCTTATCAGTTTCCCATTCACGTTGTTCTAGTCGCCCAGTAACAATAACTTTTGTACCTTTTGGAATAGAAGTCGAAATGTTTTCAGCAATTTTTCCGTAAGCGATTACGTTAAAAAAACTCACTCGTTCTTCCCATTCTTGTGTTTTCTTATTCTGCCATCGGCGATTTACTGCCACGCTGAGCTTGACCGAAGCCATCCCATTATTTAAGAAAACCAACTCCGGGTCTCTTGTTGTATTTCCACTAATCGTAATGCTACTGCTCATCGGTTTCCCCTTTTTTGTATGTGTATTCCATTATTGCTTTACGACAAAACTGATTTAATGTTAGCTCCTCACGCTGAGACGCTTGCAATAAATCGTCATAAATCTCGTCTGGTATTAAAAGCTCAAACATCTGCATTGCTCAACGCCTTTATTAGTAGGTCAATTTCGTCTGGTAATACATCGTTATAGCCCAACACTTCACGGTCTAAGACTGCTTCCATGAATTCTTTACGCTCCATAGGATTTTCAGGGAACTTAACCGAAAGACTTTCACGCAAAATTGTTTGTTTAGGTGTTAGCTCTGAAACGTTTGTGCCTCTTTGAACTTTTGCCATTTCTTGTTTTGACGGTCTTTGGATTTTTCCGTTTCGCATAGTCGCCATTCCTAAGTTTGCACAAGCTCTGCCAATCGCCGAAGTTTCTGCGTTTTCGAGTGGACTGGTAACGTTAGCCCCTTGTGGTGAAAATGACTCCTCTGCCAGACCAGAAGCCAACAAAACTTCTCCATCGTATAAATGAGCTTGCACAATAAATTGCGTTTGTTTTTCTATGTTGGTATTTACATTCAATAGTTCGGTTAAAACTTTGCCTGCTGGATACTTTTCATAAAACAAAGTAATTCGTTCTGCCACATCTACATAATCGTCAAGATTAAATCTTGCCATTTTTATTCCTCTCCTTTAAGTGTTTTTTTCAACTGTGCTAACGAAGCGTCAATTTTGTCAAAATGCATTTTCATAATTACATCAAACTCATCAAACATTTCTTGTAGTGATTCATCAGTTGTTCCATCCATCTTTACCTCTCCTTTTTATTTTCTAATTGATTACACCAATCCCCTACTGCTGTTCTGCCAACTGGTGTACCGCTAGCAGAAAGCTCTGAAGCAATAGTGCGATAAGACTTGCCATCTTTTCGAGCTTGCTTTAGAAATTGTTTGAGCTGACCTTTCAGTTCAAGATTTTTCAAATCATACAGATGTGACTTCATTTGCTCCCCTATTTATAAAATACATTCTAATTCGTATAGCCAAACGCCTGTATTCTGCTGCTGCCTCAAATTCACCCTCATCTGTTGCAGCGTGTTGACATTCGACCAATGAACTTAAGATTAAAAACAAATCGTCATTAGATAAGTTGATTTGCATCATTTTCTCCCATCACTTTGAAATAGTCAATACTAAATTCCTTAAAATCGCCAATAGCTTGGTCAATGGTTTCGTACTGATGTTCCCATTCACCCACTCGTACCGCATTGCTAAATACATCAACGGTCATTAAATAAAAGTCGTTGTAATCATCTTCAGAAATTGCAGGCGTAATAGCACCGCTAATTATGAATTCATTATTAAACACGTTTATGTACGCACCGTTTAATTCAGAGTATTCCCATTTCCTAATGTTGAAATCAAGCATTGTCATTTTCCTCTCTCATGTGTTTCATTAGCATTTCTAAATCATTTTCTGTCAATAAATCTTTTTGAAACTCTTTATTAAAGCCTTCAAGAAGAACCTCAATAATCGTAAGTGAACTTTCGATTGTGTAAAGGTCATCTGATTCGACACAATGACGAAGTAACTCTACGTATTTGTTCATGAGGTTAAGGCGTTCGTGTTGGTCAACTTTATTCATCAAAAGCTCCATTCGCCCATGCGTACAACAGCCACGCACCCTCCATCATCCCAATTAGAAAAAATGCCATTTCTCTCATTGTGCGCCTACTTCACCAAATAGTTCAGGACGTTCTGCAAATAGTTTTTCGTCAATTTGCGTTTTAATTTGATTGAGTTTCCAATCTGCATTTACATCTCGCCAACCTTCTTTGCGAAGAAATTGACTAAGTATGTAAGCTTCTGAATCGCTAAGTGTAATTTTGATTTCCATTAGCGCACTACCTTTAATGAGTAGGAACTGTTGTTAGCAACTAAATTAAATACTTCTGTAATGCTGGTGTATAGACCAAGGTCTGTTTCGATACCGTTGAACTTCTTAAGTGTTACAAACCAACCGTTTTCGCCAGCGTAAGCTGTGAAAATAAAATCTGTTGTGTTTTTCTTGGTTGCTGTTGCCATCTTGATACTCTCCTTGTACGGCTACTGGACTTCGCCCTACATGAATAACTATACCAACAATGTGTCCGCTCAACGGACAATTTGCGAAGATTTTGAAAAGTTTTTGAGCATAGAAAAACCCCCTGCCTTGAAGTGACGGAAAAGGCAGGGGGTTTCTCATGGAGGTAAGCAAGATGGGTGCTTACAAGTAAAACCTTATCATGTTCGCTTTTTGTCTATGCTCAACGCTTCAAAAAGCTGTGCTGGTGTAACCGTGTAAATGTCAGCCCAGTTATGTAGGTAACCGCCAAATCGTAAGGATTCAGCCACCAAAGACGAACAAATCCAAGTGTTGTCTCTTCTGAAAGCAGGAAACCAATTTGGAGTCAAAATGTCAAAGAAAATAGACAAAATGGACAAAAAGGAATACCTGTGTCCTACTTGCAAACTAATAAATTCAAGGGTTTTTTTAGAAGACACCGTGACCGGTGGTTTAACAATTAAACATTCGCCAATGGTGCTAAGTCTTTTGTCATTGGTAACACCGGTTGGTTCCGCTTGGGTGACGTAGGCAACGCCGTTATGCACATGGCTCACGATAGCTACATGATTCCATTTTGAACCACGTCTCCAACGAAGTCTCTCCCCTAGTCGTATAGCTCTCCCCATAATGCCATTTGACCGTGCAAAAACAATGTCACCTACGTCAGGTACCACCATGCTTTTAGGCTTTCGGTGGTGTTTTTTCGTTACCAATGGGAAACGGTATTGCTGCCTTTGTAGCGGTCTCATCTGTCGCCTTTACTGGTAGGCAACCAAGTAGCCATGAAGCCTTTGGGTATTTCTCTTCAAGAAAACGTACTGCTGTGTAATAGGCGGTGGTTGCTAATGGGGTTAGGTACATCAAGTCATTAGCAGGCAGTGTCATCCACTCTTTTGTAATCCATGCAACGGCTGCACCAATAATTGCTGGTACGGCAGTTCGGCAGATGTTTCTATCCATGTTGTTCATGCTGCTATCCTCCTCGGACATTTATGATTGCTAGCTTCCAAAACTTTGGTCGGTAGCTTGTTAAATTGTATCCTGCTCATCTCGCCTTTGTGTAAATTGACGATTGTTCCGCATTGTTCGCATTTGTAGATTAGTTCCATAGGATTTTCAACCCTAGCAAATACAAAAATCCCCAACCAATCTCACGACTGTTTAGGGATTTCTGAGCGCAAATTTCGAGTAAGAAATGATTTGCGTTACAAAATTAGCAGGTCAGACCAGCCACGTATGCCAACTCCTGCTCCTACGCACATAGTTACCATTCCAGCAGGTGCGCTTGAACCGCTTGTAGAAGTAAACCATTTAGAACCACCATCCATAGCTGGCACTTGAAGCACTGTTCTGCCTGTTCCTTCGCTTAATACAAAATGATGAAAATGACCGCAACAGAGTATTTCGGCATCAGCAACTTCGGTTCGACCTAGAGCTTGACCTTTCCACCAAGTTTCCATTTTTGCTTGTGAATTAGTACCACTACGGAACTGATGACCGTGCGCAAACGAAACTGGTATGCCTTTCAAATCCAAAGTCATTGTTAAATCGTCAGAGTTAATAGCACCAGTAGGAATACTTACATTTTTATAGCGTTCTGGATTAACAGAAATAATTTCAGCGACAGTTTCAAATGTTGCAAAATCTCTGTTGTCCAACCAATCTGTATAAGCTTTACCGTTTTTGCGATTTTCACCGTGATTTCCCGGAACTCCCATAGCAATAATTTTTGCACCTACATCTACAAAAGAATCAATCGCATACATAACTAAACGACGAGCAATTTTGTCTTGCTCTCGGTCAGTCAGATCTGTTTGAAAAGTTTGCATTGCGTAGAAGCCATCACAGGATTCCACCAAGTCACCTAAACCAATTAAATACACATCCGAGACACCACGTTTACATTTTTGAAGTTCCAAATAACGATGCACGGCTTTGTCAATGGCGTCAACAATACGTTTCGTTGTTGCCTCTGAACCACCATTTTCGGATTTGCCTAACTGCCAATCACTAAGCAATACAAGGAAAGCAGAGTTTCCAATTTTAGTAATTTCTTGTGATGGTTTTTTCTTTTCTATAAGTTTGCAAAGTTGTTCAACGTCAGCTCTATCAACCGTTGTTTCTCTAGGTTTGATGGTCGCCCTGTAATACTTCATGCGGACAAGTTCACCGTTACGTGAAGAGTCCCAAGCTCTTATTTGTAATGAGCCATCAACGACCATTGTTCGGCTTGGGTCTAATCCCCAATCAGCAATCAGTTCAGCCCAAACGGATTCGTCAGGTTCAGTATCTAACTGCGCGGTAATTGTTCCGTCTTTACCATTCCAAGATAACGATGGTTCCCAACCCGTTGGGTGGGTTTCTTTGTGTCTTGGCTTTCGCTCAAAATCAGAAAGGTCAGCCATTGCATCCGCACCGAGAGTATCGGTGATTGCGAACAGAATCGACACTAATTTTTATTCCACGATTGTTAAGAAACTTATTTATTGAAGTGTTGGTTATTTCTTCTTCCAACAATGCTGCTTCAATTTTTTCAACATCTTTTGATTCCAAAGTGGCGATTGCTCTACCTACAATGCACCTTTTTTTGTTGTCTACATAAAACTCTGATAAGTCAATTTCAGACATTCATTGCTCCTTTGCACTACCTCCATTGAAAAGTGTAGCAAATGACCGTTGAGAAGTCAATAATTTGTGTGTATAAGTTGTGTGTATAGCTTGTTGTGTTACGCCACAGAAGCTACGGAAACGATAACCGTTCCCTCGGCAACAACAGAAGTATTTGTTTCATCTTCTCCTGAGCCGTTAGGTTGACCTGACCATTGCCAAGTCCAAGTACCTGCATTACCAGCAGTTTGAATGTCCGCTTGAAAATAACCAACATCCGTATTAACGATTGTGTTGCTTGGGTCGCCAGTTGGATTTGTCCACGTAAAAGTTACAGGCGTTTGCCCTTGAATTTCATAAGAAAAAGTAACTACATCAGGATTTACTATTGTTCCGTCAATAGACGTAAACGGTTGGCTTGTGTAAAAGCGAATCGTACTGCCCTCAATAATGTTGTAACCCATTTAGACCTCGACCAAAATCTCGACTTTGCCACGAACTTGTGCCGTTTCAAAATCTCCTGTCACAGAGGCTACCTTAAATGAGCCTCGGACACTAGCGGTCTTAAAATCACCGGTAACGGAGCCCGGATGGTGTGGAAATACCAATGTTCCAACAGCAACGGTAGTGAATTGCCCTGAGAGGGTGCCAGAAGCCGGTAGGAAGGCTTTTGCCGTTCCTTTGGTAGTGAAGTCCACAGCCACCAAACCGTGACCCGGAAGGTACGTTGTAGCGGTTGCATTTGCAAAAAACTCTGCCGAAACTTGACCTCGACCCGGAATGAACACCGTTGCGGTAGCTTCTGATACAAACGAGCCATTTACGTTACCAAAAGCAGGTTCAAAAGCTGCCCCGACTGCATTGGCGGAGAACGAAGATACGTTGGTTCCATGAGCAGGAATGTATGACGTTCCTGTTGCAGTTGCGTTAAATGTACTTGTTAAATTGCCTAAGCTTGGTAAAAATACTGTTCCATTTGCGTTTGCGGAGAATGAGCTATTTACATTTCCAGTACCAATAAAAATCTGAAAACCATTAGCATTGGCGATGAATTCACTAACAAGTTCTGCGTTTAGAGCAATGACGCCAGTACCTACACCGTTGGCATTAAATGTTGCAACCAGTTGTGCAGTACCAACATTAAATGCAGACCCGGTTGCATTAGCGGAGAATGAACCCGAAGAAGCCCCTTGTCCATACAAAGCACCAGTTCCTGTTCCCGAAGCAAAGAACGTTGCTGTGGATGCACCGTTTCCGTACAAAGCAGCAGAACCGTTAGCGTTTGTGTTAAATGCGCCAGATACATTTCCTGTTGCATAAAGGGCAGCAGTACCGTTTGCTGTTGATACGTAATTTGCTATCAAACTTCCTGTTGCTGGCTCAAATGCCGTTCCAGTTCCGCTTGCTGAGAAGTCAGAACTAAGCAAACCGTTGGCAGACAAGAACGCCGAGCCGGTTCCACTTGCGGAGAAGTCGTAAGACCCTGAACCCTGTGCCGGTAAGAATACGGTTGCGGTTGCGTTTGCGGAAAACGAGCCCGACAAATTACCAACAGCGTAAAGTGCTGCGTTTCCTGTGGCACTACTTGAGAACGT